GTCTCTTTAATGAGAGTGTATTCATATCCTTCTTTGTATCGCTTATTAATCTTCTGTCTTGCACCAAATACATTTTCACCATTTCTAAGTGATTCCAACAAAGTCCAAGCTTGACTAGGTATCTGCTTGACACCATATATATCTTTTAATACTTCGTTAAGTGCATCCTTTTTAACTTGCTCTTCTGTTTTAAACTGTTTGTCGATCAAGTATTTCTCATAACAATCTTCATGATATCTCTTTTTTAAAGGTTTCGTTTCTCCTACCATTTCAATCTTCATGTCATTTTCATGTGTGTCTGAAATTCCACAAAACTGACACTTCCAAGTTGTTTTCTTCGCCACTCATATCATCTCCAATCTAATATTATTATATCATTATTTAGAACGTTTGTCAATGATGTATCTACTAAAGAAAAATGAGACTCTCGTTTGAGAATCTCATTCTATTAATCACTTAATGAATCCAGTTACAACATCTGTCGAATTAGCAACCGACATTATGCTAGTGTCTAAAGAGAGCATAATTTTAGGTCTAAACTGTCCATATAATTCTTTGTTGTAATATTCTACTATTTCATTAATGTTTTCTTTTTTAATTTTGTCATCTCCACGATTATCGATTCTATAATTAATAGTGCCGATTGGAGCGTATAGATATACTAACAAAGAATCTTTTGAATCTAATTTATCTATCAGTGCATCGTATTGATTCGCAGTCATCAAAGGATAATCAAAAAGATTTCCATAGACAATGTTAGACCACATGAATCTGTCAATGATAACATTCTCTTTGTCTAACAGTTCCATCATATGATTAAACATACCTTCTGCACCTAGCTCAGAAATCTCAAAGCTACTACCTCTTAAAACTTCATAACCTGTCTTTTTTGATAACTCATTTGCAAACGTTGTCTTTCCTACCCCATCGCAACCTTCTAAAAGTATAATAGTCATCGTTTCCCACCTTTTCTAATTACTTTAACTTCTAAATTCTTTCTTCCGAAGTCAATAGCATCTTGTGTAGAGCCTACCAATATATCTATCTTGTTTCCTTTAATTGCACCACCAGTGTCTAATGCTATAAATCTACCATTAAACCCTTCTATTTCAACGATAGAAAACATAGGAATTACAGATGTGTCTGTCGCTATAATTCCCATACCATTGAAGTAAATACTATCTTTAACATCTTCTCCGCTAGTGGTAATTCCAGTACATCCAGTATCGCACAGGGCTATATATGCCGATGCATTAACTGTCAATGTGTATAATACATCTGACTTCTGTCTAGATATGTTAGTATATACTTTTGCATCACTACTTTCTTTCTCTGCCTTAAAATTTGATTTATAATCTCTTAGCTTTGCCTCTAGATTTTCGATCTTTTTATTTCGCTTATTAATTTGAATGTCTTGTTCTTCGATAACCATATCTCTTGACTTCAAATTATCATCCTTTTCAACAACGACTATCTCTAGGTTGGCTATCTCGGTTGATTTTTTATTCAAATCTACCTTTTGTTCGTTTACTATCTCTGTCAAATCATTAGCTTTACTGTGAGATAATGCCCATCCAATTGATGTTGTAGCTAAACCTATAATTAAAATTAGTGTTATTAATTTATTTTTCATACCTATCACTCCTAGAATCGTTACTCTAGAGTGTCGTTGTTAGGATTATAAAAACTTTAGGTTAGAAGTGCTAGCCTTCTAACCTAATTTCTTTATGTATTAAGCTTTGTTCTTTACAAATTCTAATGATTTTTCAAGACCGCTTACATCGTCTGATTTACGGTAGTCCATATTTCCTAGAGTATCTTGGAAGAATTTAGCACATTCTGCTTTTACAGATTTAGGGAAATCTTCAATAGCCACACCAATTTCTTCAATCAATTCTTCTGGAGTTTTTGCATTTTTTACAGAATCAACATAAGAGTCAACTTTATCCTGTTTAGCTTTAGCTTGTTCTTGCTTAGCTTCTTCTACCGCATCTTTATTTCCACCATACTCAGCTAAGATTGCATCTTCTACAGTGTCAATAAACTCTTTAAATCCGTATTCTATACGATTAGGTACATGTTTGAATCGGCTACCTGCTTCTAATCCGCTATCCCCTCGGAAGTAAATATATCGCTTATCTACTGCCTTGCCTTTTTCTAGCTCTTTTCCTAGCTCGATAAATACAATGAAATCTACCATGTTAAGCACTAGGTCACGTACTCGCCCACTAAGAGATAGTGTAGTTTTGTCGTATTTTAGTCCTTCACGAGTTTCAAATTGTTTGTCTTTGTCATGAGTAATGAAGATTAATGTAAATCCTGCTTGGTCTAGCTTGCGGATTTGTTCTCCCATTTCACGCTCTAACAACTCATATCCTTTACCATATGCAAGGTCATTGATAGCCGTATATCGTTTTCCATCTTTTCGTGATTGAGTCTTAAGCGTGTAGTCAGTAGCCATTTTACCCATTACATCTACTGTATCGAATGCCAAAATCTTGAATGAAATTTCATCTTTTTCAGCAATTAAATCGTCTACAAGGTCTTGAAACTCTTCCCACTCATTAATATCCTCTGCAAATATGCCATCCAATGCGTTGTACCCTTTTTCAAATGCAACTAGTAAAAGCTTAGATAGATCACCATTGTACTTCTCTTTTACAATTCCATGCACTAAAGAGGTTTTTCCTGCTTTTGGTCGCCCTGCTAGAATATATTTATAGTTGAAAACGTCTGCTACCACTTTATGAGGTGTTTTATTTTTGAATCTTGACATTATTTGTAATCCCCTTTTTCACTTTTTAGTGAATGGGGGCTTTCCACTCTATCAGCCCTATGTTTATGCTAATATTATTTTTAGCAACTTTTTAGCGTTTCTGTTATATAGGATTTCCTATATCTTCGTGTTGAGATGCTTAAAATATGTTTTACTTTTGCTTTAAATAATGATATAACAGTATTATAAAACTGCTATATCATTATTTATTGCTTTTGTACTAATTAGAATGGCAGGTCGTTCTCGTCAATCACTACTCCACCAGTGTTCTCATCAAATGGATTTGGCTTTCTTGGTTTTCCACCAAATTCAAGTGATAAATCCTCTTTTCCATTATCGATCAAACTATTGTCAACAAAGTCATCCTCTTTATAAACACCTTTATCGTAAGCATCTACACCTTGAATCGACATTTCTGTAACATAAGTTCGTGCAGTGAATCCATTAGCATGTTTAGGCTTTTGTTTTCCGCCAAACTCTGCGAATAAATCAACATCTTCTCCACCGTCTTCTACTTCTTCAATGATAACACGATTTAACGTATCTCCAAACACATTGATGACATCTCCAAATTTGAAACGCTTAGCAAAAGTTTCTGCCAATTTAACCATTCCATCATCTAGGTTGCCATCAGAATCTTTGAAGTTTACAATCATCTGAGTGTCATGGAAGTTTTTATGATAATCGATTGTGCGACCTGTCACATATACTTTTCCTTCTTTTTTATCAACATCAGCACCCACGAATACAATCTCTTGCTCAAAGTAGGTTACTTCTTCGAAGTTCTCCGCATCAAAATCTACATCTTTAATTCGGAATAATTTTTCAATAGTATAAGTCTTTTGTTCTACCTCTTTGTCTTCACGATTTTTGTACTTTCCGTATCGGATTTTACCCTCGATAACTACTGAGTCTCCATTGTCTAGGTTGTTATAAATCTCTTGAGATGCAACAAAGCTAGGAAGTCCTTGACTTTGTATCTTGCCGTTTTCATCATATGTAAGTCCTACTCTTGATTGAAGTACTGCGTAACCTTGCTCACGAAGGTCTTCTCGTTGTTCTTCCCAAGTTGCAAAAGGGATTCTGTCTCCTTTGTACGATGGGTCTTTAGTTCGTTTGTCACTATTCCACATAAATACTTCCGTAGGTTCGTAATCAAACATGGAAACTGTAATTTCATTAGTGTCAGATGTTTTAACACCAAATTTCAAGCTTCGGAATGTCTCTCCTTCACGCTTGCCTTTTATTGCTTGGTCTTCTTTCCAAGCAAACTCCTTGTCAATTCGACTAACCTTACCAATTACCTTGAAACTATTCTTCGTTTGTACTAATTCACCCATGCTAATCCACCATTCCTCTTCATTTCATTTTATATGAAAGTGAAAGATTTACTTTCAACTTGTCAACAATATTAATTATATCATAATCTGTTATGTTTGTCAATCTATTATAATATGTTTTTAAGAATATTTTTATTTATATTCTCTTTAAACGCATTAAATATAGACTCAAGAGAGGTTCTTCCCTCTGCTAAAGACATGTTGATTAACTCCATATCTCCTATAGTAAAATACTGATAGAATGTTTGCTCAAATACAGATTGGTCGTTGTCAGTCTCGTAGCACTCCTTTAGAAACTCTTCTATAGATTTGTTGGATTTCTTTATCTTATATTCTCGGAAATCCAACAGGTCGTCTATAGCGTGATTATTTCTAAGGTGAAACTGTTTTAGAAACAACTTCAAATCTTCCTTGTTTTTTATTAGCACACTGTAATACTGTTCGTAATTATTCATATAATTGACATCCCCTTTTATAGCTCGATTTACTTATATATATTTCTCAAGCTCGTAAGAAAATAATACCATTCAGTCCATCGTTTGTCCATAGTGTTCTGAATAAAAATATATTTATTTTTGGTATTTTTCCTTCCATTTTTCTCTGTCTTTAAATACCTTATCTGTGTCAACATCGATCAACTCGAATATGTCCATGATTGAGACGGAAAGCGTCTGTGCTATGGCATATGCGTATAGCAACTTCCATGTTGATTTGTTCTGCAGTAGACTCATAAAGCCTTTATACGACAAATCTAATCCATAAATTTCTACGACACGTTCGTATAATTCTGAGTATGTCAAGCCACGACCATCTAGTAGGTTATTGTCCAAAATTTCCTTTAATTTACTTTTGTTGATAATGATTTCCTTTTTGTGTATTGTATGCTTTTTCTTTGCATTCGTCATTGCTTAAAACACCTCTCCAGTCTTATTTCCATTTCCATATGTTTTTTCAATATTCTCAATTGTTAAAAATCCTTTTAAATTATGATATGAAGCTATATTGAATCTATCCGCAATAATCTTCATGTCATCCAGTGTTATTCTTTTGTTTTGCATTAGTTTACTTCCATAGTAAATCATGCCACTTCTTTGAATTAGCTTTGTTGTTAAAATTTCAATCCCAAACACTTCTGCAATCATATTTACTCTTCTGTAAATAACAAACTTGTCAACTGGATAATCGTAGTTGTCTGTCTTAGTTATAGAAGACCTAATTACATAATCGTTTTCCACTAAATCTAAATACCCTATGCTTCTAGCTTCGCTACCTTCACTAACTTCTCCATTTCTCTTCATATACCTATTAACACTTATTGCACCTTCAATAAGATCAAAAGTATGTTCATCATCGATATCGATATATCTTTCGGTGAACTTAATAGGAAGCCCTTTGGTGTCAGATTTTAGAGTATTCGTTAGTTTAATGCGTTTATTAATTCTGTCTATGTCGTCTTTTTTGAGATTTCTTATCTCAGACATCTGTTTTCCACCAACTCCCAAGAATAAAAGTCTCAATACAACCGCATCTTGATAATTAACTAAGTGGTCTTCCATTCGTCTGATTTGCTTCTCTGTAAAGTAAGACTCTTCATTAGTTAGATATTTAACAAAGTCGTTAGGCTTCAATTCTGAAAGAGGATTAAAGTCAGACAGATTTTTTTGCACGCTCCAATTCAGATAGCTAGAGATTATTCTAGCATAGCTCTCTACAGTGTTTCTGTTATTAGCTTTAAATGCAAAGAGAACAGTTTCTAATTCCTGTAAATCAAATTCATTCAAATCTTTGTCTAATGAATCCTCTAATTCAGATGTGTGTAAAAGCACTCTTTCGTAGCTCTTAGAAGTATCTTCTGAAATATTACCATGCTCTACCATTTCCTGTATAAATAGCTTTTTGTTGTCATTAATGTTCAATAAGGAATTATATTTGTCACTTGTGACGTTTTGTTTCATTTTCATTTTAAATCTCTCCATTTCTTTTATGTTATATCATTATTATACCCAATTATCAATGTTTTTAAACATCAACTTTTAAATAATTTAATAAAAACATCTTTGTTGACGTTATTATTAGCATACTTTGTAATTGATAAAATCGTGATTTTATACATAAAATGGAGTGGTTAGAACAATGTCAATAAACACTATTCTAACCATGTGTCATATTTTGCTTCATTCGAAAGTGCGATTTTTCTGTCGTTTTGCTTATAATTAATTATATCATTATATTTTAGTGGTGTCAACTAAAACTTTAGCAACTTTTTAGCAGTTCTGTTATACGAATTTTAGGATATATCCACTTTTGATTTTGTCAATTATCGTTTTGTATTGGATCAAATCAATTTCCCAAAACTTATGTGTCATATTCCATCTTCTATGTTTGAAATCTATAGTCTTTATAAGGCTTATTAAAGAGCTATCATATTCGAATTTCAACAAAGCGATTTTATTAGACAGGTCTAACTTCACCTGTACTTCCGTCTTAGAAACATTGTTATCTATATACTTAACTGCACTATCTACATCAGCACCAACACTTTCCAACGCATTCAAAACGTCTTTAGCATCGTTACTAGGTACTACCCAACACTTTGTTAAACCATCCCATTTACGTCTTTTTTGACGATTCATTACATTGACAAAGTTTGTATTGTATCTAAAGCTTATAAGCGTACTTTCCCCTCTTATGTCAACGCTTATTCCGTTACTTCTGTCACCGCCAACTGACTTGCTTAGCAAGTATTCGGCAGTAGCCTTCATAACATCTTTGTCTACGTTTAACTGCGTCTTACTATACTTGACCAACCTTTTAGCCAAATCTGCAAATTGGGCATCGGAAAGTCCGTAGAAGTAAGTGGAACAAGCGGAAAAATCAGCTTTGTTATATCCTATGCCATCTTGCTGATTTGGCACTCCACGACCTAGCAATATCTCATTAAATCTAAGTATTTCTTCTTTAGTGAAATAATTCATACTATCATCCTCCAATTAGACACCGAATACTTTCATGCTTTCGTCATAAATAGACCAATCCAAAGTCTTGTGAAGGTCGTTTACATTGTTCATCCATACTGTGATAATGCGTTGTTGAGACAAGCTATAGACCACATGTATATTGTAACAGTAATTTACAACTGCGTTAGCACGTAGCACAACTCTTTCATCACATCTATTAGTGATTGGATTGTAATCTATTTTGTACTCAATAAGAGTGGAATCATGAATACAAGATATTAAGTCTTCATATGTAGCATTGATACCCTTTTCCGCTAAACGGTCATATGCGTGCTTTCTAACGTTCCAACTCTTTACGCTTTTCAGTCTGTCCCAAATCCCATTAGATTGAAAGTCTTCTAACTGCGAACCATGTATTCTCTTGCCGATATACTGAGACATTTCTGTCTGTTGTTGAACTAAATCTATTGTTGCGACTTGTGTCATAGTTATTACCCCCAATTGTAGTATGTTTATCTCTGTCTAATTATTATATCATTATTTTTATCTATTGTCAACAGTCTATATTAATAGTTTAATAGATTTGGAGCAAAAAAATACGCTCCATTATCATCTATAGAAAACTTCACCAACAACTAATTTTAATGCATCGTTGTAATCTGTAAATGTAACGGAGCTTTCATGGATCAAACCTTTACTATTTACTACTACAGATATTCTCCAATACTCAACTATCATATCCCCTAAATTCATCGACTGTTTGGTTGGCTCGCTTAATATTTCTACTACTTTTATTTCTTCTACAAGCTTTTTTCTTATCACCTTCTCACCCCTTGAATATTAATTATGCTAATTTCATTAGTATTAATAAAGCTACAGATAAATTATCAACTCCGATTGTATTAATCGCAATCGACAGACCAATCATCTTGTTTAGTATGTACATTTTCATATTATCCAACCTCCTTCTATTTGAAGATATTAAATAAATCTAATACTGAAACGAAAAAGTCAACTATATCGGCAATAAACCAAAATCTATCTCGATTTTTATCCTTGTGCTTTGGCTTGTATTTCTTTCTAAACATCGTAGTCGCCACTCTTTAATCTTCGTTTAACTTTATGTCTATCGCTCTTCTTACGCTTGTCCTCGTCTTTAACTGTTGGTGGCGGTAATACCCCTCTAGTATTTGTCATTCTACTTATTGTCTTTGGTTTCTTATTTTTCTTCATGCGTATCACTCCTTGTAATAAGTATATCATTATTTATTGCTTTTGTCAACAGTTTATTTTAGGTTACATTGTTGTTTTTAGCAGGTTGCTTAAACCAACAATTAATAACAATACTATATATCTATATGAGTTTATATTAGATAAAGATTAATGATGATGTTATTAATATATTGTCTTTAGTTATTGGTTTAAGCAACCTGCCAAAAAACAAGTTGGACTAAATTAATAGTCCAACGTTGCATTACCCATAATACTTTTCGATAAATTCATGACTCATCTTACAAGTAAACTGATTTCTTGCATCATAATTACCTTTTTCATAATTCTTTGCCCATATCTTCATGCAAGCAATAAAAGTATTAAATGCATATTGTTGTAGTGCTCTGTGGTCTGTAGTAATAATCTCTGCAAAGCCATCTATGTCTACGCTAGTAGCCGAATTTACAAAGCGAGAGAAACGCTCACCCATATCCACACCTATTTCTTTCGTCATTTCACACCTCCTTATCTTAACTCTTATACTAAGTATACCATGAACTTAATCTTTTGTCAATAGACTTTGTAATAAAATAAAACTCAATTAGAGTCTTATTTTCGTTCAGCTATAAATTTTTCTGTCACTTGTTTCATTGTCTTAAACCCATTATCAAAGTGTTCAAATGACCTCTCTATCAATGAGTAGTCGTTCTCTGTAACACCCTTATGAAATAGATCAACTCCAATACCATGTTCTTCTACTGCACTTATAAACAATTCATGTGATTCAGCATGTCTACTAGGTGGTGTTATGCTTTTCGCCTGTTCTATGTTGTCATTAATACCAAGTGACAACTCTTCTGTCTTTGCTCTAAACTCTTCTGATACCAATATCAAGGGGTCTGTGTTAGCCATGTCTATCATCGTAAACAAGTTAGTTACATTTGTACCAATGTAGCCAGATACTTCCGACATAGATTCAGCATATTGTGATTCTAACTCCGCTTCATTAACTATATCTAAATCTAGCTCAATCGTATCGTCTGTGACGACTTCCTCAATCTCTCCGTCTAAATTCTTTATTGTCTCTTGTTGTCCATTTACGGCAATGATATTTCCATCAACATCGGTACAAGCAGTAAGAACAGATAAAGATAATCCTAAAAATAAAGCAATTGCTAATTTGTAGCTTTTCATCAATATTCTCCTTTTATTATTTTAAATTTGTATCTAATAGCCTTAACTATTAGATACAATAATGATAACATTTTTCTTATTGTTTACTGCGACCATTCTAGCGGTCTTAACTAGTGAGTCATCTACATAGAAATCATTGTCTTTAATAACAACGTTCTTGCAATGATTACCTAGGATTGCATCGTTTTCACTTATGCTACCTAGATATCTACCTTGAATAATCTTTCCACTTTTAAAATTCACATTCTTCATATATATAAAGTATTCGGAATCTTTATCTAAAATGACATTGCCACTTCTGTCTAGCACTTCAAAGCTATTGTCTTCTTTTTTAATAAACATAACTCTATCTTCTCTTTTCAAGTCTTTCATTTCATATCATCCTTAATATAATTTTAGTATGTCTAAGTAGTATTTTAGGCTTAGGTAAGAATACCCAAGCCTAATTCATTATGCCATTACACCTCTAATTTGGTCAAATAAGCTTTTTAATGATTTTCTTGACATCAGTATTTCATTATCTCCTTGAAGTATAGCCACTTCGCTACCAACTTCATACATGAAGATATCGCCATTTATATCTTTTTCTTCTGCATATAAGTCGTCAAGGAATCTTGTTTCATCAAAACTACTTAGGTTGCCGTTTCTGTCAGAAACGTAGCTATAGTAGTTATCATAGTTGTCAGCTTTGCTACCAGTATTTTTCCAACCATATCTATAAGCTCCGTAACCTTCAACCCATTGGTTATTGGCAGGCACTTCTCCGAATGTTCCAACGAATGAGTTGATAACTCCGAATGCTTGCATGATAAGTCTAACAGTGTCTTGCATTTGGCTAAGCACCACATACTCATTTTCAGTATGCTCTTTGTAATACCCTGCACTTAAGTTTACTGAATTTACTCCGTTTTCAGAGAATGTAACCGCATCTGAAATTCCACCTTCAACCGCTTTCCAATCCATGTCTTGCATTTTAGAAGCTTCTTCAAAGAATAGTCCAACTGCATCGCTACAGAAAGCATCCCAACAACCTACTACAATGTCTCTGTTGCCTTTTCTATCTACTACGATAGCTAAATCTACATCTGAATACCATTTTGGATCAATCTTCTTAGAGCCGACACAACCGATTTCTTCTTCTCTAGAAAATGCCACTTTGATAACTCCGTTAAACGATAATGATTCAATGTTTCTCAGTACTTCCATGATGATTGCAATTCCTGCTCTGTCGTCAGCTCCTAAAGCTCCTTTATCAGAAGAAATAACATCTCCATCGATAATTAATTTACGGTCAGCGAATACCCCTTTTACAGTGTCCATGTGTGCCGATAATAACACAGTAGCACCAATTCCAGTTCCTATTTTCTTCTCTGCTAATAGATTTCCGTAAGAATCAATTCCTACATTGTCCATAAAGTGAGTTAAGATTGGTTGTAGATACTTTCTTACTTGTGTTTCGTTACCGCTTACACCGTGAATATTTAGTAATTTTATTAGTTGTTTTCTCATTTTTTTCATTTTACATCTCTCCATTTTCTCTTTGAGTTTTAAGTAAGCCTTCTCGCTTATCCTATATGTTAATTATACCATAATTATTGTCTTTTGTCAAGCGATATCTTTTATTTATGTAATTTAATTTCGTAACCAAATATCATATAATCCGCACATTTCAAACTTTCTCATTGTAATCAACCCTCTCTGAACTTCTATACTTAGTATACCATATATTAAATCGTTTGTCAAGCGATTTAAACCTAAGTATAGTTATTTTAACTTACTTATTTAGCACATATTTATCGTCTAATTTAAACGCAACTATAAGTGAGATAAATATGAATACTGGAAACAAAATCGGAAGAGTGTGGAAAATAGTTAGTGTTGACAACGCTTGTAGTATAGCTCCAACAAACGCACCGTAAATAGCAAATCGAAATTTAAAAATAAATTTTTTCATAATCAAATCTCCCCTTGTCTAATTTTATCTGTCTAAATCATATAATATATAACTTATCTCATCTCTCAATGAAGTCAATTCATCTTTAGTAAGACGCATTTGAGACAATATACTTTGACCTTCGTTCTCCTTATGTCCATCTAATTTCATATGGATAGAGAACAGCTTGTCCTTACCTCTTGTGTTAGTCTCAGATATGAATAAGCTTTCTTTATTGAATGCAAAAGCCTTTGTATCACTCAGCCTTAGTACAGAATTTGTCTCTCGCCTAAAGCTAGTAAATAGCTTTCCAGTAGTCTTTCTGCGTTCACTTTTAATTATCAACTCTTTCATATCTTCGCCCTCCTTAACTCTATAATTAATTATACCATAATTATTGTCATTTGTCAATAGATATTATAAGTTATTTTACTCCTAAATAAATTATTTTATCAAACGTAGACAATATAATCTTCCGATATATAATCGTCTATATGAAATGACACCCCCGCAATGTAGCCCTCCGCTTCGACAAATCGTACCTCTGATTCAAATACTTTATTGAAATATTCACTTTTCATTTTTATCTTTGCAATCTTTCCTGTCATTGCTTCTTTTCGCATTGCTTCTTCTATAAATTTCTCAATCATACAACCACTCCTTCATAAATGAATTATTTTATCAATTCGCCTAATTCTTGCATTGTAAAAGTAACTTCGTGCAAATCTGTATCGTCATCATGATAGATTGTAATTTTTTCCCCATTTTTATCCCATCCACCATGAGGTATACTTCCTGTATTTTTATTACTGTTTACAATCCCTTTTAATTGCATTGCCATAACTTCAATATTCTTATTTGTTTCATTATCAGAAATAATTAAACAATTTCCCATAAAGCTACCAACAATCTTTAAAGATAATCTACTCATATTATCAATCTCCCTTTATAAAATATTCATTTTATATAGTATCTCTAGCTTTCTTTACCGCTTGATAAACTTCAATTGCATAATCTTCACTCATATCATCGTAACCCCAAATATTTTCATCTAGTAATTTTCTTGCTAATTCAAGACAGTTGGTGAGTTCTTCTTTTAACTCATCTCTTTTTTCATCGTAAGTAGTATAAACACTCAATTCTTTCACCTCATTCTATTAGTCGTTAAAACCCTTAATTACATAGCCTTTCGGCACTTCATACTGATAATTTTTTGGTAATATTTTAGAATCGAATGAAAAAACCATATCATCTCTAACGTACCCTATCATAAAATCTTCTGTAAAATCTTCTGATTCACAAAAATCTGCAAGCATCTCAATTCGTACTATTTCTCCAAAAGTAAGTATTAATCTTTGTGGTAGTTCTTTTGACATAATATCACCTATCCTTTATATTCAACTAGTTTTTCACGTAAAAACTCTATAAAATCATCGTCTTCAACATTAAATAAGTCTGTATAGCTAATAGGTTTCATTCCCCAACCAACCTCATCTACAAAAGCATTATGAATATATCGACCACCTTTGTAATCCGTCTGCAGACTATGGATCAACTGATTAAATCTAAGGTCTGGATATAGCTCCCAAATCTCTGTCAATATATTCATAAGAGTTTCAATGCGTTTTGGATTTCTCATAATATAAAACCTCCTAGTTATCTTGTATTACTTCAAAGTTTGCAAACAATCCGCTATTACCATTTACGGAAACTTTCGCATTATAGCTTAATGCATTTGCAACTATATCCGATGTTACGAAGTTAGAGTTAGCATATTTATGGTTTCTATCTTTGACAACATGGTATACACCGCTTGACACCTCTTCAAACATTACTATCGATTGGTTTTTTAATAATCGTAAATGAATACTGTTGTAGTATCTTTTCAACATATTCGTCACACTCCTTCACTTAGTTATTTTTAATTCGCCCTTTGCGATATATGGATAAATGCCCGCCATCACTTTTCCACTCTGTCCTCTACTATTCCAGTCAAACACCCTTGAATTTGCATTTTCATTTTTCAAAACCAATGCGTCATAAAGCCCTTTTGCCCCATGAGTAATTAAAACAAACATTCCTCTGTCATTATATCTTATTTGACCTACTTCTACTTCTACGTTATCTGTTTGACTATCAACAACTTTTACATCTAGCATTCTAACCTCTCCTTTAAGCTATTTATTTTATTGATTAAAATATACTCTAATTGTATAACAAGAATCGACAGTACCATTATGAGTATGCAGATGATATTTTATATTATTATCTTTAAGGAATTGAATTATATCTTTCCCTCTCTTGTCAAGATAATAATTAGCCATATTACTATAAAGATACGGATGGATAAGGAAGCTTTGTTCATACAGATAAATATCTGCACAGTCGTACTTTTTAGAAAATTTTTTCAATCTTTTAGGAAGATTGTTGATTATCTTTTGTGTTCCTTTTTCATACTTAATATTGTCACGCACTTGTTTTCTTTCTAAGTGTCTCTGATATGCTTTATATAATTTCGTACTATGAATAGTGTTTTGAATGCGAATCTTTCTATTCCACTTTGCTTCTAATTTAATCTGCCTTTTGTCGTTTAGCTCTTTTATCTCATCTTTAAGCATCTGCATTCACCCACCTACTACGTAAAGGAATGTCGCATGGTCTAGTTCCTTTAAATTCATTATGAATTTTCCACTTCTTTTCTTTTTTATACCATATTAGCACATCATAACCTAGCTCATCTATCGTTCTCTTGTCGTCTGTTGTAGAATATGAATCACACGACCATTTAGTTAGTTCTAAATCATTAGGTATTACCACTCTAATAGCACTAGCACCGTCATAAGATGGCTTTATGTTGTTTCCTCCGATGAGACGAAAATCGCTAATTTTATGCTCTCCTAAAACGACACCGTTTAAAATGTATCTATATCTCTTCCTCATATCGTCATCCCCTATGTCAAATATTTGTTTTACTTATAAGTGGTAATTCCATGTTTTTAAGTCATATCCTGCGTATAATATGCCATCCGAATCTTTTTTAATGTATTTTACATTATTTAACTTTTCATGATATAAAGCATTTTCATAAACTACATCGACTTCCATTTCATCTAAATCAATGGTTGCAACTTTTATTATTTTCATAACATCGCTCCTGTATCAAAGATTCATTTTATTCATTCATCTCTTCAACCCATTTTTTAATTTCATAAGACTTCATGTATTTACCTGTGACTACAGTGTTTTCTTTTGTATCAAAAATATGATAATAGTCATAATATTCTTCACTAAAATTCTCTTCAAATTCTTCATTAGTATCAAATTGAAAACGAAAATCGTTCATCCCACCGCTAGGATAATACGAATCAAAACCGAAAACCATATATCTTTTCATGATATCATCTCCTCTATAAAATTATCCTTTTAACCATTTAAAAATATTCTTAAGAATAATGTTTGTATCTTTCTTTCTTTCCCAATGCCAACAATAAGGATTATCATCTTTAGAGTAATCAATCACCATATTTAACGCCTGTTTGCATCCTCCATTTTTAGTTTGAAAGGCACAATTTTGACAACTAGCATCACTATTGTTCATAATATCATCCTCCTAATAATGTACGTAAACTGCCTTGCCATCTTCAAAATCTTTCTTAGCTTGTACGAATGTCGCATACTCATTGCAATGCTCTCTCGCAGTCATAACTCCCATTCCAAACTTACGCTTTAAAAACTCTATTGCTTTAAACATGTTTTCCTGTTCTATATAACGCTTCACTTCGTCATCCATGAGATAATGTCCAATATAGACATCGCACTTCTTGAAGTCATTCTCGTTTGCCAACCTACTAAATCTCATTCCGATCAACTCCCACTCTTAACTCTATAATTAATTATACCACATATTTAATCTTTTGTCAAACGATTTATTAATAAAAAGAACTTGCTCTATAAAGTGCATTATAGAGCTATTATAATCCCATCTTGTCGTCTATCTTCATGCCAAATCTTAAAACCGTTTCAGAGGTTAATAACACATGATTAACCTCTCCTTTATAATATTGTTGTATTTCAAGTGTACTTCCATCTGCATACATATATGCAAATGTATCAGCATTTATTTCAATTAGAGTACCTTTTTCAGTTTTGTCTATTATCAAAATACACCCACCTCTTCATTATCTGCATCTGCCAATACACGTATATTCTCATGTATAAAATGTGGTGTAGAATAGAATCCAAAGATATTCTTTTTAGGCTCTTCTACTACCACAGGTGTAACAGGGGCAGGCTCACGATACCCCTTGTCCTCTAGCCATTTTTTAGGTAATTTAATCAACATAGACCCATTATTTTCGTCTACTTCAACATAGTCTTCATCGTCAACATATGGTGTCAGCGTGTCACTTTGTGAAATACTTCCAGTACCATCGCAACGACCACAAGTTTCATCGTCATAAGTTCCATCTCCATCACAACGACCACATTCGTACTTTTGCTCAAGATTCATTACAACATTGCAATCATTACGATATCTAACATTTCTTTCACCTCTATAGAAGTCCCTTAAGTATCTAACGTCTACAAAGTTGTCATATTGATTCTTTAATCCCTCAGACAGTACATCTTTAGCTTCTTTACTAATTGAATAAGTACGCAATCCTAACATTACCCATTGGTCATCTTTTATTTTTGTAACTCTAACAAGTGTTCTAGCTAGATAAATCGGATTCTTTATATCATATCCATCTGTTTTGCTAAGATAAGCTACTGCCAAATAAGAATCCAATAAGTTAGGTATAAGCTTTGTAATGTTGCCACCTGTACTATTTCTAACTGTGTCCATACAAGAGCTACCTTCCCAACCGTCTATCCATCTGTCTCCACCATGATTAACTGGAGAATAATAAGACATTCCTACGATATGATGAGGTAATACAGATAACGTAATTTTATAATCATCATAAACACCTTTTTCTAACTTCTTAGGGCATTGTGTCGTATACCATCTTACAACATCTGATTTCTCTCCCCATAGCTTAACCAAAAGACTAGATAATTTTGGACTACTATATTTTTTCTTTAGTTCAAAATATTCAATAGTATCTTTTAAACCTTGAGGAATAGTATTGCTTAGCAAGTCTTCGCTTTTAATTGATTCAAAAACATGTCTAGTGAGTCTTCTTTCGTTATCGGTATCTACTACATCACTAGCATATAATGGCATTCTATCATCACGTTGTTTAAATGAATTTCTAAAATCTACGGACAAATCTTTTTCCACCATAGGATTAAAATTAATATACCCATTATCGCCCAAAAGATTTTCTAAGTATTCTACACGATTCACATAGATACTTGAATCTGCTCCACTATCTCTGATGAGTCTAGATTTAGAAAAGATGTCATTAGCAATCTCCATAGATTTTTGAAATAATTTAGATTCTTGTGATGTCATTGTCATTAGTATCAGTCTCCCTTTGAATGTTTTTATTTTTGGTTTTTTATCTTAGATGTGAACTCTGTATTAAGTATATCATTATTTTTATCACTTGTCAATAGTTTTCTAAAATTTCTTAACATACATTCTTTTTCCACCGTAGTTAAAATAAATACCTTTGCTATTATCGTACATCTTAAAGCTCTTTATAACTCTATCGCTCTTATCTTGAATAGTAACGTATTCGTCATTATATCCACAAATATGTATATCTTTATTTTTCAATACGTACCCCAATTGCTTTCTATAATCCATATGCTACACCTCCTTTTACTGTATACTAAGTATACCATACATTTAATCTATTGTCAACAGATTTAAACATTTAATTTCTCACGCTCTTCTCTTTCTTTTCTAATCTCATCCAACTCTTTTGATCGTCTGTCTAAATATCTACTGTGATTAACCATATATGCACCAAAAATTATAAACGCTATTGTCAATGGCACTCCAAATAATACACCATACATAAGAAGAAAAGTTCCTTCATCCATAATATCATCTTCCTCCTATTCATTAACCTTTTAATATCTTTTCAATCTGACTCAAAACATAGTCTATTCCTGCCCCACCATTCAAAGCAAATTCACAATATTTTTTAATCTCTTCAATCGTTGCTATTTTTTCTCCCATAGTCTTACTCATAATATCGCCCCTCTCCTGTATAAATCTAAAATTTTATCCAATAACAAATTAATATTCCTCTTCTTTGCTCCATTCACCGATCAATTGATTCATTTCTTCCGTACTATCGAATGAAGCAAATTCATTTTGCCCACTATCACTTTTTGCTACTATCCAATCTTCGCCACTTGCAATAATAATCTTATCATCGTAAGAATCCCTACCAAAGAAACCGTTACAGAATCCGTAAATTTTAATACCAACAAATTTATTATTATAATTCATCATATCATCCCTTCTTCTATTATGTTAAGTGTTTTAACTGCTCTTGCAATCGTTCGATTTGACTATTAATATAATTCTTCTGCTTCTCAACGGCTTTGACTCTCTGCTCTTCTAATTTGTCGGCAACTTCTTTCTCTAATTCTTCGTTATTTATTTCAGTAAGATAGTAATATTTTTCATCTTTACACTTACCAAAGTCTTTAGCTAAGTCTTCAAAATTGTCGTAATGACGAAATTTCATCTCTGGATAACCGTCATCACGACCTGCCATACTTCCGCTTGTTACTCCCATGTAAGTTTTTAAATATTTCATATACATCATCCTCCTAGGTAAAATTGATTTTAATCAAGTGAGTCTTCAACTTGTTCTATAATTGTCTGTTCTAGTTCTGACTCATCATCTGTAACTTTCAGCCAGTCTACATCTTTAATATGATGTGCATGATAACCTACTTCCTTTTGATCCAAATTAGGATACATTTCTTTAATCTTGTCACTGATTTCCTTTAAAGTAAATTTGCATGTCATTTCACTAATGTCTTTCTTCATTACACATCATCCTCCTATGTATAAAAAGTAGATTTTAACTCGTTTTAGTAGCCCTTTCTCTTTATTGTTGATAGATAGAAGTCTGCTAGCAAATCTGATTCGATATAGTGTCGCCATATAAAACATACAGTTACATCTAAGTGTATAGCTAGTTTTTCAGCTTGCTCATTTGTCATATGATATTCCTCCTTATTTCACGCATTTTTATACATATAATTCATAATCATTATTAACTATCGCAACAATTATACCATCGATCAACTCTACTCTAACAGGTGTAGCAAACTTCTTACATGCGTACTGAATCTTTTCCTTCTCTAATAATATTGATTTTTCAACTGTCATTCCACCGATTTTAATTCTAGTTTCGATGCTCTCTAATGAAGATAGTATATAATAATTCAAATCTTGCTCTACGTATATTCTGCAATATGTTTTGTCGTTCTCTTTTACATAGCTACCAAACGAAACTTTATAACCTGCGGAACGCAACTCTCTAGCTTTTGTCTTTGCAAAATCAGTTGTATACTGTCCAGTACACCAAGGAATTTTTGTATTTTTCATTGAACATCTCTCCTTTTTCTATATAATAAGTATACCATTATTTTTATCTTTTGTCAAGCGATTTATATAGAAATACTTAGTAATCCAGTTTTAAAAGCTATAACGATAATAGCCAGTACGAATCTCTTTGTTCTTTTGCTCATGGTTAAGCACCTCCTTATAATGATAAATATAATCCTGTTTCTCTCTCAAATACTTCTTTTAGTTGGTCAAAATATAATCCTTCAAACTCCTTGTGACTAGCAATCTTACCTGTTCTGCGATTATATTTCTCGAACTTCATTGTATAAGTATCGCTTGAATCTAGCACCAATCTGATTAAATTAGCCTTGGCAAACATCTTAAACATGAACGTCAAAGTACCTTGTTCATCGTAAGAAAAGCTAGTAGCTCCAATCATAGCCTTTAATTTCCCTGTCCCACCTAGATACATGATAGTTGTTTCTGCGATTTCTTTTCCATTTGTCAAATTAATCTCTCCTTTTATAATTGGTTTGTGATATTAGCTTTGTTCTTCCTCAATAGCTTCTTGTGCCGATTCATAGGAATGGTATAGATAGCTATAACATGCTCCTTCTGTTAGTGTTTCATTTGGGTTGAGAATGATATATAATTTATTCGGTGAATCTTTGCCATCGTCAAATAGGTCGGCAGTCATTTTTGAGAAATAGATGTTGTCATGTATTAGGTATACTTCAAATGGCATTGCTTGGCTATAGTCATGGTGAATTGTTTGGAAGTTATCTTGTATTTTTTGATACAGGACATTAGCTTCTTCTTCGGTAGCTTCTGATAGCATAGCTAAAGCATCCTTAATTGCGTTGTAGTTCGTTAGGTCTTCTAAAGTCCAATCTATCCCACCCATCTTGTCGTTTAGCTCAGATGGAGTAGCTTTTTGAATGTTTTGAATGATTTCTTCTAGTTCTTGCTCTGAATATTGGTCATCATTGTTCTCTGCCCAAAAATCTACAAGCCATTCTTTCGCTTCTTCTAGTGTGCCAATGTTAAAATCCTCTTCGTCTTGTATGTCGTACCATTTGTATTGTGTGTTTTTCATTGAACATCTCTCCCTTATCAATCTTATATACATAGTATACCATACATTTAATCTTTTGTCAAACGATTTATGTATAAAAATAAGAGAAGTTTTACCCTCTCTTATTTCTTCCAGTTACCATCATCATCGTAGTTATTTGGGTCTGCAGATGGTGTATCCCATCCAAACATACTGCCATTCTTCATAGCTTCTGCCTGTCCTTTTGTTATCCCTAGACGTTCGTTCAAGTGGTCAACATTGTTAGCACTCCAAGGAGCATTTTCTTGCCGTTGTGGATAATATCCTTTTTCTCCACGCTTTATAACAATTAGTTCGTTCGTAGAATCTAAAACTGAATAACACATCTTTGGCAAATTTGTCATTTTGTGCTCACCATACGATCAATACTAACAAACTCATCTTCATAATCTCCCCAAACCACTGTAATCTTGTCTCCAACTTTTACATTGAATGATACTTCGCTTTGATATAAGAAGATTCCACGATTGTCATAGCTTATTTTATTCAATGGCTTACCATGAATCTCATCGCCATCTACCTCTGTTATAACATAGCTATACGGCTCTCCATTGCCTACATTATTATATTCACCATTTGACACCGCAACATCTTTTGCGTGTGCGGTTGTAAAGCTAACACCCATAAATAATACTGTTAATAATGTCATCATTGTTTTTTTAATTGTTTTCTTCATAATTTACCACTCCTATTTTTAGTTTAGTTTTTAATATATCATTATTTTCTATGTTGCAAAAGCGTAGAAATTCTACGCTTTTGCAATTAATTTGCTTGTCAAGTCACTTAGGATATCTATATATAAGATATATAAGAATCCTTCCGTACCATCTAGTCTTTTACCTTTAGAAATCCTTATGCTATGCATTACGCAAATCTTTTGCTCATCGGTCAATCCTATAGTTTCGCCCTCTTCATCAGCACTAGCAAAGAATACATTACCGTTTATTTGAGCTATAACCTCACCATTTCTAGCCATTAGTAAATTTGGTTTAGAGCCATTGAGCAACCCTTCATCATCAACCCACATATCTATGTCGCCATCAAGTCTAACGACATCTAATGTAGCACCATCTTCTTTAACTCTTTTCTGCATGTTTTCAAGTGTGTGTTCAAACTTTTCGAACTGTGGATTCATACCCACATCTTTCCCAATAATATCGATAATCTTCATTAATTAACCATTCCTCTCATTTAATATATACTTAGTATATCATACTTTAGTTCCTTTGTCAAACGATTAGATTTTATAAAATCAGCCTTTTATCAATCAGTAAAGACTTCCTATCTGTCCATGTAATTTATGCTTGGCTACAAGCGTGATTTTTGTACCTTTTGCAAAGTATCTAGCAACTTTAACATCAGCTTGCTCTTGTGTATCCGCCCAAACTCCAACATTGTTCGTTCCACCTAGATATTCTTTAGCATTGTCGCCCTCAACAAAATATATATAGTGATTCATGCTATCATCTCCCTTCATTTGTAATACAAGTATAACATGAATCTAATCTTTTGTCAAGCGATAATATGATAATTTATTCAGATATCAAACGCTTCATAACAGTAATATGGTCAACTTCACCGCACATCTCCCAACCATCTGCACCAATACTATTTAAAGTATCTATTAAGCCATCATAGAACTCAACATTGTCAAATATATAAACTCTACGTTCACGCCCTGTGCGTGACCTTAACTCTGCATATTCAAACTTCATATTATCATCCTTCCTTATTATCTAATTGTGACAATCGATAAAACTCTAGTGCTACCTCGACAGTCCATAGTCTATAGTTTAAACTAGGAATATCCCCTGCTACATCCATTATGATACTATGTGAATCCGCATCACACATAATTGAAATTGCTTCCTCGTATACATTCATATCATTCATCCTCCTTTTAATCTATACTAAGTATACCATGAATATAATCTTTTGTCAAGCGATAAATTAATCTACATTTTCAATTTGTAAAGATAGTTTCAAAGCTAGAAACTCAACCTCTGTCACCCATTTCACTTCACTACCTCTTTTCAGCTTGTAGTAATTAAATGGAATCATAAATTTAAACTCGGTCTTCGTATCGATCAATTGCCACATATCATCGTCCTCCTATATAGTGAACTCTACCTCATACAATCTTAATCAGCACAACCCATAGTCACGCAGATTCGGACAATAACCCATTAGTGCCATCCCACCAAAAGATTAAGATTGTGTGAATGCCTGTTTAAAATCGGTTTTATCAATAATCAATAATCAGTTTTAATTTCTTTGATAACCACGCTTTCTTTAGCTAATTCTTCTCCATCCATACTAACTGTCACATATAATTCAGACCACATTGACTCCCACTCAATTCCAACCTTAATTTCTCCATCTTCGATCATTTCTTTTAAAATTGCTTTAATTTGTTCTTTCATATTATCGCCCCCAATTATTTTATAAATTCAGCTTTTTATTAATATAGAAATTCAACTTTTGCATTATCTATTCGATTCTGCTTATCGTAGTTGTAATTTTTAATGTCTAACATGTGATGATAACCTATGCCCATAACGTTAATATGAATACTCATAGAGTTACTGATAAATGGTCTTTTTGTTATTAACTCTGCAATGATTTCATTAATCTCTTTCATTGTATATTTTTTATCTCTATATTGTTCTAATACACCGAAATTAGTAACTTTTTTACTTACCTCTCTAGGATAAATCATTTTAATTGTATTGAAATCGATGTAAAATCTTTTCTCATTTTCAATATTCATACAATCGTCCTCCAATTTTATAAAAGTCGCATTTTATCAAATGTTTTTATTATAATGGTCATGTCTTTTATCGATTTCATTGCCGATATCAGTGTTGATCGCACTAAATATTTTTGGCACATTGTTTTCAATAGCATCCATAATTGCACTTTTTTGATTTGCACAACCCATTCGATAAGTATAGTTGATTATTTCATACAACCACTCTTCGGCTTCTTTGTCAGCCTGTAATCCTTTCTGTTCGCACATGTACCAAAATCTTTCTAACGGTTCTACTATACCTTTATCAAAGCTAGGGTTCTCCCATCGCTTTCCTTCAATTTTTTTTCTAGGCTTCATAAATACCATCTCCCTTAGTTTATTCCAAGCTCCTGTTTCGCTAGTGTCATAAATGGTTATTTGATTATCTAAATACGGTATCTTTAAGAATTTATACTGTTTGATAGTTAGCTTTAGTTTAACTCCATTCCACTCTTGTTCTTCAAGATTGTTAGTAGGAATTTGAGAATTTATCATCCAACCTTCGACTTTTTGAATCATAATGTCATCACTCCTGTGTAAGAGTCACATTTTATCAAGCCTTTAGATACTCTTCAAGTACTTCATCTGCTTCCATACAAAGATTTACGCATAAGTCTAAATCACCGTCACTTTTAGCAACTTTCGCTTGTCTCATTAAATCTCTGTATTTGCGATATAGTTCCATTTTGATATTATTCATATAATCATCCTCCTGTATAAAAATCACATTTTATCTACCGATATTGCTAGGATGTACCCAACCAAACCTTTGACTTTCTTCATCTCTTGAATATAAATCTAAATTTTCATCTATTACTATTTCTATTCCATCCGTAAAAAGAATGCTAAACCCTGTCACCTTGCCATTGTCGTGCATCAGTGGAGTCATAACTTCTATTGTCTTATCGTTAAACATAATATCGCCCTCCTGTTTAATCACATTTCATCCAAATTTTTGACCTTTTCTAGCAAAGATTTGTACTGAATGTTCTTGCTCATAGATAGAATACTTTCTTTCACATTGTTTCAGAACGCTTGTAACGATTTTAATCTCTTCTTTACGAAAGTTAGAAATGGCACAAAAGCCATGCTTTTTAATACTTTCTAATGCACTTGTAACTACTGATAATTTGTCATCCATATTTATCGTCTCCTTTATTAGCTTATAATTAATTATACCATAATATTTATCTTTTGTCAACAGATATCTTTATCATCCGTACATCGACCATTCTTCTGCATCGCTATAACTTCCGTTTACAATGATTCCATTCATTTTATCTGCAAGAAGGTGAAGTCCTACTTCATTTGCTTCTGCTACATCTATAAGGTCAATAACACCATCATTGTCTATTCCACTTAAAACTAGCTTCACTTCATTATCTCCATTTGGTGTGTATATGCTAATTGAAACAAGCACATCATCGCTATTAGGACTTGCAACCTTTACTTCTTCACTTATCATGTAACTGTAAATCCCATCAATACAAGAGCCTTCTTTTGCTTCATTGATAGCCACTTGTAGTTGTCTATTCATATTTTCCATCATTTGCTGTTTTGTCATTGAACATCGCTCCCTTTAGCTTATAATTAATTATACCACACTAACTATCGTTTGTCAACAGATATCTAATTAAATGCTTAGAGGACTTTCGCCCTCTACTTAATTGGTTTCACTAATGTTCTATAGTGGAAACATTGAATATTATATCCACCTGCCCCAATAGTCTCAACTTTAGCCGAGCCTTTTGATCCAATAATAATTCCGTTAAGATTACCTACTTCGCTAATTCTTAATCCTGTGGCATCTGTAATACTTCCAACAACGCTATTGATTCTATTGATTAAGTCTAACATCTTAGACTTCTTATCAGCTTCTAATGTCTTATTTAACCATGCTAATCTATCTTCTTCTCTATAATATGTAGTCATGTTCATTATTACCCCATCAGCAATACTAGATAGCTTAGAATGAACGCTATCGGCATCCAGTTTTCTTTCTTTTAGATAAGCAATCATATGAGTTCTAGGAAAGATATTTGCTAGACTGTCTTTATAAACACTTTGCACTTCGCCATTCTCATCTAGAAGTCTTGCGTAATCAGATGTAGTTTTAACACATTCAATTCTCGCTTCATTAACCTGTTTTAAGAGGTCTTTTTTAAGTGCCATATATCTATCGAATCGCAACACATACCATTGATATGCTTTTTCTTTCCAATCATCTAAGAAGTCTTTAATTACTTGTGGAGCGTTACCTTCAATGAATCTTTCTTTTTCTATTTCTACATTCAGCTTAGCGTTCCAATTTTCTAAGATTTGTTCAGCATCTTTAAGATTTCTTGTAGCTCCTTTGATATCTGATTGTTTGCATTCAATTTCACAAATATCCCAATAAAAATCGCTACCTGTACCATCTTCTTTACGCTTAGATGATTCTAAATTAGTCGGATCAACACCCTTTTTAGCGATTGCAATCAGTTTCTTATCTAATTGTTTTTGGTGTCTTTCGATTGTTTTCTTAGATTTTTCAACCTTTTCTACTGCTTTTGCTACTCTTCCTTCAAGAACTTTAATTTCTGTCATATCTTATCCGCTCCCTGTCCTTTAATATATACTAAGTATATCATAGATAAGTTCTTTTGTCAAGCGATTATGTATAAAAAGAATATGATTTCTCATATTCTTTTTGATTAGATAGGACTGTTGTCCAAGGTAATGCATTCTGCTTCTGATGAGTGTTCTACAAACTCAATCTTTTCAACATCTGTAATACCTTTAAAGTATCCCTTTATCTCATTCTTCCTACGTGGGTCTTTGCTCCATAGACTAGCCTTATTAATGTCTCTAACGCACTTAAACTCAACAACTTTGTAATTCATCCAGTTGCCACTCTCTTTAATAACCTGTATGTAACCTCTGCCTTTTATCTTTAACACATTATGTTTCATCATCATTCTACCTGTCGCCATATGAACATCTCTCCCTTAAACTGTTTTAGCGTTACGTTTCAACCAATCAATAGTATTGTCTACTTTTTTATTAAGTCTTTCATATTCATTAGTCCAATCCATATATCTATCTCTAGTTTCGATCAACTTTAACAATTCTTCTACATGTTCTAGTTTAACATATTTAATTTCATTCATGATATCATATCCTCCCTGTTTAAAATAACTATTTTATCTACTTTACAATAGACCATTCTTGAAATGCATTTTGTTTTAAGAGCACCATACCACCGTCTTCAAACTTAATAACTAAATCATTCGCATAGCTTAATGAAACTTGTTTTATTTTTCTTCCCTCCATTGACATTTTAATTATGTCTAAGCTATTTGATTTTCCCATTTAAAGACTTCCTTCCCTTTGTAAAAATAATACTTTATCCCATCATCTTAATTTCATAATTTAAAATATCATCCCATGTCAACCACTCTGGCTTTTCATCGTCTGCAAACATGTTCCACAACATTTTCATTACTTTAATTTGCTCTTTCTCATCTTCTGCCCATAAATGTCTTTTACTTCTGTTTCCATATCCCAAATAATAATTACAATCGCTTTGCATACGGCTTAATAATTGATATCTGAACTTTGCATCTGATTGTAAAATGTTTTTATACTCCGCCATTGAACATCGCTCCTTATTAATTTCTTTCTGCCGAAATCCTTGATTTATTAATGATTTCATTTACTCTGTATTGGTTATCCATACAGTCTTTTACTGTATCACCTATTCTTATAGCATTACTGCTTTTAACGAAGAAATAAAAGCATTCCGACTTAACGTTTACCGATATATAACCTTTCACCTCTGCTACTTGCAATCTTTCCTCTAAATTCATATCACCACTCCTTATCAATCTTCACTTAAGCACTCTTCACATGCGTTACAAGACCAACAACCACGACATCCACAACCATCTCCATCTTCACAACCGCAGTCACAACAATCGTACATTTTTTCGCAATTACATTCGTTTTCCATATGTTATCCCCTCCTGTAGAAATCGATATTTTTATCCTCTTGTTTTAACAAATAAATGAGGGACTGTTTCTCTTCTCTCATCGTCAATGCCATCTAAAACATAGCTTGAAGGCTTATCTTGATATGAAAAAGTGTGTACAATTTCAACCTCTTCACCTTTTTTGAATAATAACGAATCAACTATCATTACACCCCTCATAACACCACTCCCTGTAGAAAGTCAACCTTTTATCTACCATCTCAAAGCATCAGATGAATTAGCTAACTTCTTATAATAATCATTTCTTCTATGTTCTTTGATTTCCGCAAAAGTATTTTCTCTTGCTTCATCCTTTGTAAATTCTATTAATTTTCCACCTTCTTTAATTGCATATCTATCACATTCCCACCAGTCTTTTTTAACATCTTTAATTAATAATTCGGCAATTTCAGTTGAATCTAACATACTCCATCTGTCATTGAACAAACCATATAAATTAATCATATTATAATTTCCCCTTTCTTTTTCATGCCAAATGTAAATAAATTCAACATTTTATCTCATAAGATTAACTCCAAATCCTCTAGTTGCAATCTCGTCAACATATAAAGGTTTTTTGTATTTCCAATCTACTGCATACTTAAATGCTTTTTCAAGATTCCAATAACTTCTTACAACCCTAGAACTATTACCTAGATTTGAAGTGATATACTCTTCTCCCTCTTCTTTTTCTTCCGTCAATGTTAGAGTGTGAAATTTATCTAATCCTATATTGTAAACTTTTAATTTTTTTGGTGGATTTTCAGCAAATTGTTCAAATGTCATTTTAATCATTCCCCTTTTCTGTATAAAATTAGAATATTATCCAATGTCTTCGCAATCCGAAATCCTAACAGGAACTTCGTACAATCCTAACTTTAAATAAACAAGACCTAATCCTTCATGTATTCTTGAAATGTCATAATAAAAACCCATGTATCTACAAGTCTTCATGCTATCATCTCCTTTTCTATATACTAAGTATACCACATATACTATCGTTTGTCAACAGAATATGTGGTATAAGATTAATTTTACACTGCGTAATCGTCATACTCGCCAAATTCTTCTTCACAGTACTCTAAAAATTCTACAGTGTGATTATGAAGATTGTCGATTTGTTCGAAGCACATTTTATTAAGAGCATCAAAATCGAAAAGGCTTGATGCATCTTCATGAATGCAATACTCTTCACTGTTAGCAATAGAAACGCACATAGTACCATCTTCAAATTTGTCGAAACGGAATAGGTTGCGCTCATCGCCATACTCTTCTACGTATATACCTTCACTAGTGCTAAACTCGAATCCAGTGAATCTATTTGTTCTGATAAAGAAGTTAATTTTAAATGTGATACCATGTTTTTCTCCATCTAATTGTCCTAGCTCTTCATTCATTTGTAAGATTTCAGCTTCAATTTTTTCAATCTCAGGACTTAGTTTGTCTACTTCTACTTGAGCAGACTCTTTGACTTTTTCTAGGCGATTTATTTCATTCCTAGCTTTCATCATGTCTATTTTTGCAATAGACATAGCCATACCTAGCTCAGTCTTTCTTTCGATTAGTTCGTTATATTTTTTTAAGTTTGTCATATGAGCATCTCCCTTTAGGTTATAATTAATTATACCATACATATTATCTTTTGTCAAGCGATTATTACATTTTTGAAATACTCAGTGATATAATCATTCAAGAATCCTAACATTTCATCGTTTGTTACGTATTCAAGATTTTCTTTAATAAGTTGCTCTATTGACATATCGGCTAATCTAAGAGTCTTACTTATCCAATGAAGCTCATCATCTTTATTGTCAGCATCTATCATATATCCAGTGAACAATCCTACTAAATCATTATATATTTTATCTCTCAAGAAGTAGTCTAATGTCACTTCTTTCTTCACTATTAGCAATTCATAATCAAATTCATTACTGTTGTCGAAGTCAATTTTTAGATCAAGACTGTCTAAGATTATATTAAATGAAGTGTGACACTCATCCCACATGTTACTGTCAATGATAACACCGTTTTTGTCGCCACCTTTGTTTAGCCATTCTTGAATTAGACTTAAGTTACCTTCTAAGACTGCAAGGTCATACTCTACATTTCTTCCATCGTCTGTACCGATTAATCTTTCTATTCTTGCCAATTCACCTTGAACCACTTTGTTAGTTAGAATATTCATTGAATATCTCTCCACTTCTATTATTTGTTATAATAAGTATACCATAGATATTATCTATTGTCAACAGATAATATCTATTTAAGTGATTTAGTTGAATAATCCGTGAATATGATTCTACCGCTTATATGGTCATCGTAAGCCATAACAACAGATAAAAATTCATGACATCTATCTTTGCAAGTAAACAATCCTTCCTTGGTAATAATTCTGCAGTCTCTAATATTTCTAACCTCTACTCTTTTATTCTTCATGATTGATTCCTTTGTAATCTCTGGAATTTTTATTTCCGCCATCTTTCGCAAGAAATCATCATCCGTAGCCATTCTATAAAAACCCATAAACACATCATCCCTTCTGTTTAATTGATACCTTCGCCTACTCTACATCCTACTTTGTAATTGTAATTATCGTTTGAATTTGGAATGATAATTGTACAGATAGGCTTTTTAGAAACTAGTATGTAATCCTCGTCTTCCGTCAGATTTACAAATTTACTAACCCATCCTAATTTATGATACCATTTCAGATTCTTTATTTCAGCGTATAGAAACATGTTGTTAGCGTATGGTGTCCTAATTATTTTTTGTACACTCATAAATCATAAGCATCTCCTTTTATTAGCGACTAGCAATTATACTAATCGCTTTTCTTTTCCTATGTAAGTCAGACTAGATTTACAACGAGTGCAACGATGATATTTGCCACCATTTCTTAATGCTCTCTTTTTTACATGAGTAGTACATGAGCATTTGTATAGACTTACATTTCTTTCAAGTCTTAACGATGTTGTTTTAGTTGAATTTGTATCAAACTTTCTTAACTCACTTTCGAATAATCTTTCACCATCTTTATAAGGTTTGCCAGTCACATACAGAGCGTAATGAATGCACTCATGTCTGATTGTAGATTGGATATCTTCTAATTTTCCATGAATTAAATATTGTTTTGACATTTCAATTTTTACAGGTCTTCTATTTATTGCACCTGTGTTTTTAAATCTACCTAGTACAATTTTCAATCTTCCGTTTATTTCAATCGGAACGGTTAGCTCTAAATTGTATTGCTTCTTTAAGAAATCTTTTGCGTATACTTCGATTTGTTGTTGTGTCATTTGCATTGAACATCGCTCCCTCAATTGGTATATACATAGTATAGCATAGGGTACTATCGTTTGTCAACAGATATTTAAAATAAATGTTGGCTTTCTTTTGAGCGTAAATATGTGTGATAGGGGTATCGTGTATATTATATAGGAAGAGATTCAAAAAACTCGTCTTCTTTTATGCCGATATACTATATAGGGGTAGGTGTAATTTATTATTTGCATGTATTGTAGGGACTCATCTTGTTCTGAGCCGACATATAATAGAAATGTTCATTTTGTTTGGGGTCGATAGAATATGTATAAAATACGGATTTTATCAAGAAATATGGGGTGTTCGAATACGCTTAATAGAGAGTATTCTAGGAACTGGCTTTCTTCTGTATGTGATGGATAGTGGAGATAATTGATCCGAAGGGGCATTCTGATTTAGAAACCCCTTCATACTGTAGATTTACTCTTCTTTTAGGTCTTTTGATTAAGATATTAAATAAAGCTCAATACAGATTTTCATTTTCTTCTATATCGTTCGGATTAATTTGAATTTATAATTCAAATGTCATTTCTTTTTGTTATCTAATGTAGCTCATGTCATTCTCTATGTACTTTATTTTTTTCACCATTATTTGCAACCGCTCTGATTAATCTATCATCTCTATCACCATGAAAATATCTATTGCATATATTTTTATATCCTATTTTTGGATAATCTTCTGACAGTTCAATTAAAGTATTATAATACTTGCCATTTACAGTTGCACGGCTATTGCTTCTTTTATTTCTAGCCTGTTCTTTTATTGTAGTCCACTTGCAGTTGTTCGGTTCGTAATTTCCGTCATTATCAACTCTATCTATTGTCAAACTGTCGTTATATCCATTCTCCATCGACCAATTATAGAAATTAATGAAACCCTTCTCTCTATCTAGCCAATAATCGCATACTGTAATACCACGACCACCATAATCTTTGAAGCTTTTATTATTCTTATCTCTACATCTTCTCTTCATATTATCGTATATTCTATAAATTCTCTCGCCAGTCATATTATGCTTTTGCATCTTTTTATTCCTGTCTAATAAAACTTCTGTAAGTATACATCCACACGATTTAGTCTCTCCATGAGTTAAACTATAGCTTGCCACTGTCTTTTTATTACCACAGTCACATATACATAGCCAAAATGATTGTCTATTGTTCTTGTTTGCGGTTTTTGGCTTATCTGTTTTTTCTAACACTAATAACCTATTAAATTTCATACCTTTTAAATCTTTTATTTTTCCCATTTTAAAACTCCCTTCTTATATAAGTATATCATTATCTTTTGCTCTCGTCAAAAAAGTATAACATATTCACCGTAGTTAAAACGGACTCGTGTAAAGTTATGCATATTTCACCGTAGTTAAAACATGTCGCTGTTACTTAGGACAAATTGAAAAATTCGCAACAAATATATATATGTTATAGTATTGATCAGCTCTATTCCATAGCTCGTGTTACTACTATATATCCTACAGAAAAACAAAAGTCCAAAAGTCCTCCCATGCGAAACATCTGAGAGTTATCAGAATATTCAGATTATTTACCAAATCTTTTTTTCTTTATCTCACTAGTGCGTTATCTCACTAATGCGTTAATACGTTAATACGCTAGTCTACTAAAGTGCTATCAAGTTAATACGTTAATACACTACTGAGCGAAAGGATTCACAATAATCTAATTGAGCGACACAATGAGAATAGCGTGAATATTCTGATAATTTTGATCTAAATAATTTAACTATTCAGTATTATTAGAATAATCAGATAATTTACAATATTCAACTAATTAAGACTATTCAGATAATTCTGAATAATTGAATAATCAGATAATTCTAATAATTAAGAATATTCAAATAGTCAGACAATTCTAATATTTTAGATAATTCAGTTATTCACAATATTCAGATAATTTATAATATTCAGTTTAATCAAATATTCAGATAATTCAGAATAGAATGAATATTCAAAGTTGAGCGATAATCAGAATACATAGAATATTCAGACTAATTAAACAATTTAGAATATTAATATTATTTAGAATATTCTGATAATTAATTGATCGAAGATTATGATAATCAGAATTGATCGAATAGTTAGAATAAATAAAATTGATCGAATAATGAGAGTTGATCTAATTGTATACAAAATTATGACAATATAGTTGAGCCAATATTTAGATCAATTAATTTTCAGAATATTCAGAATAAACTTTTAAATTGACAACAGAAAATATTTGTGATATGAAATTATCAGAATATTCTAGCAACTCGGCAGGGCTGTGCGATAGAATTATCAGAATAATCTTTTAATTGACAAATGGATTAAATAATGGTAGAAGAATAATCAGAATATTCAAAATAAACTTTTAAATTGACATATTGAATGTATTATGATTTTTAGTATAAAATGCATTTATGCAGAAATAGTGAATATCAGTGTATATCATGCATAAAAAATAGGATGAAATGTATATCCATTTTACTGCCAAACGTTGATATAACGCCATTCTTACCATTTTCTTATGCATAAAGTATGTATAAATATACTAGAAATGTATATAGAAATGAATATTCTAATATTCATGAAAACAAGAAAATTTCGCAGGTGCTTCAGAAATCGCTTCTGAATAGTATTGAACGGCTAAGGATTAAAACGTCTCAAAACGGCTTAAAATGGTCTTAAATGAGATGCTAGGGAATAGGTGAAAATAAAGCCAATTTTTCATTGAATTGTGTGAGAAATTAAAACAATTCAGAATATTGCGACTATTTTGATCTAAGTAATCAGAATATTCTGAAAATTTCTGATCGGAAAAGAATTGAACCAAGATTACGATCAATTTTTTAGCCTTGCATAGTTGATCGAGAAGTTAGATCAATTCTGACTATTTGGATCACAATTTTTCTGAATATTCTGACAATTATATAATCGGATCAGTAGATTTGAATTGTGTGAAAATTTGGATCAATTCAATCCTGTCCTGAGTTTATGCCATTAAATTTTGAGTTTCTTCTATTATAATGTGCACTCAAAATATGACTCAAAAAAATAAATAAATAAATATGGTTATAATACGATTATTTATTGCATATGTGTTGTAATGCTTGTCCATACATGATATAATGAAGTTAGTTGAGAGAGAGGTAAAAAAAAGGAAAAAAATGGAAGAAGAAGGGAATGGACAAATGGAAAAGTTAAACAGATTAAATTATTTATTAGATGAAAGGTTCGACTTGATACAAAAAGTAGATTACTGGACAGGAGATGAGAACGAAGAAAAACGGATGCATAAGGAAATTGACAGACTTACAAAGGAAATAAATAAAATACGAAAATGGATAGGAGAGTTAATAAAGTGAATGGATACTTAATTGAAGAGGTTTTTGTCGGAGAAAATGAAGAGTTTACAACTACTTCACACTATACGGAAAGAGAGCATGAAATAGGTGATACGATATCTATAAAAGGTGAATCGTATGTAGTGGTGCAAGTATTATGACATGTGTACAAATTGTAGGAATCATAATAACTATTGTTAGTGTTATAAAAGCTAGTATCAGTATAAGAAATATAATGGAAATATTAAGATATAAAAAATTTATCAAGGAGCTAAAAAGAAATGATAAAAAATACTATTAAAGAATTAGGTCTGATTGCATTTATAATTGTTGTATCGTTTGGTCTGTTCATCTACAAGATTTTAGAAATAACGGCATAAAAGCATAAAATAATGATATAAAAGTCCGAAACGGTCAAAAAGACCGTCTGTACGTAATGCGTACACTGACGATGGACAGGTTTATCCATACACTAAAAATTACACATTTCCTAGGAGGAAAAAAACATGACAACTCAAACAACAGTAAACGAAGTAACAGTAAACGAAGTACAAGCGGTTCAAGCGGTTCAAGCGGTTCAACCTATTAAAACTTTATTAAACGGTGTCGAAGTATATGCATTAAACATAAATTCTAGTTATTCGGAAGCACAGGAAATTCTAGATGAATCGGAAGTTACGGAGGAATACGATGCAGAAGAATGCTTTACATTCAGAGTAGAAAATAATTTCTGCGGAACGTATAAATTCAAGGTTCAAAGAGAAGGGGATTTTAAAGAATTTATCAATGTTTTAAATAATGATGCTTATAAAGAAGCAGAGAATTTGAAACAGGTAATTTATAACGAATATAACGGTGGAAATGGTACAATGAGCAGAGACGAAGCAATAAGTAAATTAAATGAAATTGACGAAAATATGAGAAATTCAAAAAAGAACGTATTCCGTAAACCTACTATTGAAGAATGGAAAACAGGTAAATATAAGGAAAGCGAAAAAAGAGAATTACGATTAGGAAAAGTTTTATCAAAAAATGGCTTTTCGCAATCGGTAGTAGATTTTTATTCCCAACAAGTAAAAACGGAAAAGGTGTTGTTTTTGACAATTAGTGACAGAGTGCAACACATCGCAGGGATGAGTAATTATGTAGACTTAGAAGACAATGAAAAAAATTGGGATGGTTACAATAATTCTTCTTGTCAAGATACTAGACATGGATATAGTGAATGTTATCAATTGGCAGGTTCATTATATGATAATAAATTGTTTATCGCTATGATGCACGAAAAATTGGAAGACGTTGATAACATGTATGACTGCTTGTTAGCTAGAACGATGATGAGATACGTAACGATAGAAGGTAAACCAGTGTTATTAGCTACAAGTTATTACGGTAATAATAAATCGAAGAGCGAGTTAGCATATGGATTAAAGCAATTACATGAAGTCGATATTTACGAACAATTAAGTCAAGAAGACAAAGTCGAAGAACAGATTAACGGTGTATTGCAAGTAACTCGAATGGAAGAAATATATTTATGCGATAGCATAGAAACAGAAGTAGATGTAACATGTCCTCATTGTGACGGTGAAGAAACAATTACTGCCAGTACTAATAATGATGATGATGTAAGCGTAACATGTCCTTGTTGCAATGGTAATGGAGAAGTGACTGCGTATGTTAGTCAAGACTGGGAACGCTACGAAGAAGTAGAAGTAAAAGGTAGTCGCATCTATCCATACGTAGAAAGATATAATCATCATGGTAGTAGTATTTCAATATGGACAGACGTTGACTTTATCAAGAAAGAAAGAGCAGGATTCGATAGCATTGATTATGATATCAATCAGATAGCAATGGACATATAAGATATAAGCTATACAGTATTATATGTGAACAGGTGAATAAGTATTACTAATTAGACTAACATTTATTGTTAGTCTTTTTTATTTATTTATTTATAATTGTTTGTAGAATAGAAACAATATGAATAGTCTGACAATTTAAAAGTAATTGATCTGCTGATGATGAGAGTTGTCAGAATATTCAGAAAACTTTTGATCATAGAAAGAGTTGAGCTAGTTATTCGATCAATTATGCATGTGTGGTTTGGGTGTTGGGTGTTGGATTACATTTGTGGATATGTGGATAAGTTGTGTATAACTTTGTGGATAGGATGGATTGTTTTTTGTGTATTGTTAGAGATGCAGACACCTGTTACTTTTTACATACGTACATGGAGCAGACCAAAGAATATAATTGAGCGAGAAGTTGGCTCAACTCTTTCCATTCGATCAAAATTATCAGAATATTTAGAATATTATAATAACTTTAATTAGAGAGGTAGTCATGATATGATTGCAAGTAGTTATTAAAACTATGTACACTTGTATCATATAACGTACATTATAGGGGTATCTTATGACCAAAATGGAATGATTATTTTTCCCAAACCCCTATAGCACTACAAACCCCACACTCTGCCCTAGTTTCTCAACCTATCCCAATCCCACTAAATCCACCCCAAATCTAACCACACCCACAAACTAACCCAAATAACCTCAAATAACCACCTATTTCTCATACGTAAGAACTACCTCTATTAACCTTATTCTACACACCCACAAAACAGCCTCACCTTACACCTATCTAACAACACCATATAATACAATCCTCTCTATTAACACTATTCTATCGTGCCAAGGAGGGGGTGTACTTACACCCAAATAATAAAAAGTCTATATAATAAGGTCTATAGACATAAAAAAGAGGGGCTAAAATTAGCACCCTCTACGTGTCATACTATTAAATTAAATAACGTCATTCTTATCGATTTGTTTACTCGTTACAATCCAATGTCTCTCTATAATTCCTCAGCGATACTAATCGCTTATCGAAATACTGAATCATCTTATCCACTTCAATAATCTCTATCTCTCTAATTTCCTCATTTGTGACCTTGAAATTACCATCATATTTAGCACAGTCCAAACAATACCACACACTATCGAAATCAACTACAGCAGTATAGGGTTCAAGATTTCCACAATGTTCGCACCAAGTTTCTTCCTTATAGAAAACATCTTTTATAGTAAACATTTCATTCTCTTCCATCATAAACTACACCTCTACGGTTAATACTTGTGATTTTTTATATCCTACACTCTTTAAGCCTCTGACAACTAATCCTAAGTTCTCTAAATCCCAATTACTAATGTCTAATGCAATTTCTTTATTATATGTAGTAGCAATCCCATCACTTCGTAATTCTAAGAGGTATTCGCCTTTTCTGATTTGAAGTATCTTTTTTGTCATTATATTACACTCCTAACAGTTCGTACTGGATAGCATTAAAGTCATCACCATATGAAGCATTTGCAATCCTAATCTTCACATTTGAAAATTTATGTACTAAGTCGTAATCATATGTGCTTCTATAAAACTCCAACACGCCTATAGCATTTTCAATAGGGTTAATTATAATCTCACTCTTTTTAAATCCTTCTTTTTCAATCAGTATTCCAATAAATCTAGCATTAACATCAATAGCCATATTAAAGATATTCTCTAAATACGGCTTATTAAAATTAGAATTGCTATACACTTCATTTAGTTCTTTTGCCATGCTTTCGTATTGTTCAATTGTTTCTTCATTCATTGCTACCACTTCTCTCTGTATTGCTATATTTCTCATGGATCTTTCTATTTTCTCTTAACCACATTTTAGCTTCTTTTAATTTACTAATAATATTCATATTATTCATCTGTACATCCATTATAGGAATACTGCCATTATTATGCATCTCTTTTACTTTGTCGATAAGTATCTCTAGCACATCTTCCAAAGAAGCACCATCTTTATCCTCGAAATTTTTTTGAAACTTAATATGAATGGTGTCTGACTGTGGTGTAACTTTCTCTTCACTTGCAATTATTAATTCTGATTCAAGAAACAAATCGTCATTAAATTTTTTAAAGTCTTCATCTTCAAAATCAATTTCATAAGGGTGAGTCCACTCAGCATCAATGTCAACTACAATTCCAATAGCACCCAAAGCTTCTAACCGTCTTTCATCTGACACATTAATAACTCTCACTCTATCGCCAATTTTATATCTCATCTAGCTCTCCACCTTCTTTTATTAATTATATGATTTTTTATTACTCGTTTCCATCGCCAGTATCTTTTGTAGCATCTGCATAAGAGTCCATTACTCCATTAGATCTATAACTTGTAGCCATCTTAGTAGCACCAAAGAATGCTTGACTAGCTCCACTAGCACTATAAGCAAAATCTCCTGCAAAATCAGCTCTGATTCCCAATCCTTTAGCCGTACTAACTGAATCAATATTTGCACCTAGGAAAATAAACTGCCAATCATGTTTCTCTGTATGCTCTTTAATAATTAACTCGATTCCTTCTTTAGTGTACTCTTTAGAGGAGTTTTCTTGTCCATCAGTCATTATTACAAAAATAACGTTATCTGGCATTTCTTCCTTTTCCATATTGTCCATTTTCGACCTTAAGTTGCTAACACCTGTTCCTATCGCATCTAGCAAAGCAGTCATACCGCTAGGAATATAAGTATCTGCATTAAGCTCATGAATATCATTATGTACTTCTATTTCGTTATCAAATAAGACTAAAGTAACATTTGTTTCTCCCTCTAGTTCTAACTGACTTTTTACAAATTCATTAAATCCACCAATAGCATCATCTTTAATTGTATTCATACTTCCACTCTTATCTAATACAAATACGATTTCTGTCTTTTTAACGTTCCCCATTTTATCCCATCCTCTTTTTAATAATATGTAATTAAACCAAAAGCATCTACTTCTATTAGTTCCATATATTCACGTTGCAACAATGTATATTTAAACAAATCAAATAAAATATGACCTCCGCCATTTTTGTCGAAAATTATCTTATCTGGTTTATCTCGCAGTAACACTTCGATCAGATGTACAGCTTGAGCATCATAAGATATTTCTCTTAAGATTATTGGGTTTAAATAATCTCCTGTAATGACATTCATTCGATGTATTCGTGTCGGTTCTCTGAATGCCACATCGACAAGTATTAAATTATAAGCCAACAAAATCACCTTCCGCAATCTTCTCAGATAGATAATCCATATACATCATGAATCGACTAAGTTCACTTGAATCTACATGAGCAAAAGACATGTACACTTGACTAAGTAACGAATAATCTTTCCATTTTCTAGCTAACTTCATCACCGTATTGCCATCTACTCTTTCAATTAGATGCTCTCTAAAGTTATGTATCGTCTCCAAATCCTCTGTCTCTCCAGAGATTTTAATCATAAAGTTAAAAGCTTCTATTCCAAAAATCTTATCAAACATCGTAATAGCTGTCATTATGTCCCCAACCTTCCGAATATCTTAACCGCTTCATACATCCATCTTTCATATACCTCTACGGCATTGTTTGGCACATCGTTATCTATAACAATATCTATACCTTCGAAAATACCTATATGTCCCAATCTTTCAATTGGATCATCAGATATCAACTTAGCTTTCTCTACCATTGTATCCTTCATATCTTCCCAAGTGATTTCGCTCATTACCAATACTTTGCTAGTATCTAATTCTTTACTATAAAAACTATCCACGGTTTCTATTCTCCTTTTTACACAGCCATTCAAGCCAGTATAATAACCATTTCGGATATTCACAAATACCTGCCACATAGCCGTCTTTAATTTCGAAGTTCCAAATCTTAGTTATCTCCCAACTTTTCAATACCGCATAAAGGTAAAAAGATAATCCCCAAATCCAATATACAAGCAGAAAGAATATCAACCCCTCTACTAAGACCATTATCGATTACCTTTTTCCATAGCTCTTCTAGAAGCCTCTTCGAATATTGTTTCAGTATCATTCTTTTTAAACGCATTTGTTTTATCCATTTTTTTGATTACATCTACTATTACGCCTGCAAACGATTCTGCAAATTCTTTGCTTACTTTATTTCCATCTATAAGTTTCTTGGATTTTAGACTCTCTAATGAAATTCTTCTAACATCAGAAAAATCATTCGCTTTAACTGTGACTTCTAATCCATCTTTAGTAGATATCTCTTCTCCGCTAACTAATAGAAATTCGATTTCACCATTTTCTACTTTTGCAGATAGAATTTCCACACCTTCTGGCAAGTTGAATAATTCCGATAATTCATTTTGTTGCACAACTAATTTTCTCTTTGCTATTGTCATATTTACATCCTCCTTTTTATACGAAAACAAGAGTAGGGCATAAGCACCCTACCCTCTTGAATATTTATTAAACAATAAACTCTTTTAGTTTATCTTGATGCTTTGCATTGATATCTTGTTCCGCTTGAGCTTTTGCTATACGCTCTTTCGATCTTGCCATTTGACTCTCAGCCCATTTAACATTTTCTTGCTCGTCATTTATTACAGAAGTTAATTTTCCATTGACTTCATCAAGCTTTTCATACATAACATTGAATTGATGGAAGACACCTTTGATTTCTTCACGGTAAGATTCAATCTTTCCATCATTATCTAGGTCTAAAACAGCTTGTTTATTTAGTAATTTTTCGACTAATTTCTTGATTTTTTTAATCATTTTAACTAAAAACCTCCTATTTTTATGATATTTTTAATAATTTACGATATTTTGCAATTATTACTGATTATTACCATGAAGGATGACAGTCACAAAGACAATCTACAATATCCTCAACGTTAGCTCCGCACTCTTGACAGAAATCTCCTTCTTCTTCTTCGTGAGTATAGCTAGGTGTATCAATTTTGACAATCGTTCCTTCCGAGCTATTGATTGTTGTTGGCGACATACCCAAAACATAATTTCCTAACTCTTGTGGATTAACTTCTTTAAAATCTTCGTCAGCAATCATTTCTAAGTATTCGTCATGAGAAACAGTAGTTCTACTGTAATCTTCTTCCTCTAAAATCATATGACCAATGTAAGTAACTTTAATTAAATCTACTTCTTCTAGCTCTTTGTTATTGCAAGCGTAGAAATATGTAACTTCACCGTCTTCGATCTTACGCACAACACGAATGTTGAAATCTACCGTTGGCACTTCTTCTACTTCAATTTCACGAATGTTAGCTTCTAAAGATGCAATGTCAGACAGGTTGTATAATGTTTCTTTGCCAAATGGCTCGCCTGCTTTAGTTCGTTCATATTGCTCATTTAACAAGTATAATACCAAGTTTTCTCCGTCTTCTTGAAGTTCAACTTCGTACTTGTTTGTTCCTGCCAATAAAACATCTCCGTCTAAAATGACGATTTCTCCAAGCTTGCCAACGATTTCTACTAATTCGATGTTGCTTAAGTCAGCAACAACTGTTTCATCTTCATCTACCAAAATCGTTACAGTTCGCTCTAATAAATCTAGAGATACTGGATTGCCTAATGCACCAGATTCCTTGTCGTACACAGCGTTTGATTGTAGTTTGTTTAAATCCATTCCAATTCCTCCATTTTGTTTTTATTGGCGTTTGTATTTATTATCGCCTTTACTATATACTTATTATATCATTATTTTTTGTTATTGTCAAGCGTTTTTGTTACGATAATTCAGAAATGTTATTATATTTTTCAATCTCTCCAGAGATAGTTCCATTATACGCATTTAACATATCTTGCATGAAACTACGTCTCTCCATATTAGCAAACTTCTTCATGGCTTGATTGATTGTTCTCGCTTGAGCTAATACTAGCATATATTCTTGAGCACGAGATAATCCTGTATATAGTAGATTTGCATTTAACTGAAAAGTCATAGACTTGTCTACGATTAAAATTACCACCTTATACTGACTCCCTTGTGATTTATGAATAGTAGTAACCCATGAGTGTACTAAGTTAGTTAAGATAGTGCCGAATTTCATCTTCACAGCTATGCCATCTATTTCTACTATAAACACTTTTTCTTCTTCGTTGATGTCTAGGATCTTACCTGTATCCCCATTAAAGATATCCGCAACTCCACCGTCAACAGTTTCAATATCATATGTATTGACAATGTTCATAACGGCATCTCCTACTCTAAAGATGGTAGGGAAATCTTTATGTCCGACAACTTTCTCTTTCTTTTCTGCAGACTTTGGATTTGCGATCTTCTGAATTTCTTTATTCAGCTCTACAGTTCCTAATTTACCTTTATTCGTTGGCGTTAAAATAACAACATCTTCTTGATTGTATCTTTGTATTACTTTTTTATAATTGGATATAACGCCATCTCTAATATAAGCAGAATCAGTCAACCAAAATACGCAATCCTTACCGAATACCATTCTACCTTCATCAGTATCATTTAAGAAACGGTTTCCTTCACGCACATCTGTTGCTACGTTTAGAATGCCACCATCTGCTTGACGGAAAACCTTTTTCAATTTCGACACCTTAATGCGATTACTATTAATGATATCGTATAGAAAGTTTCCTACTCCGACAGAAGGTAATTGGAAGTCGTCACCAACAAACAGTACTCTTGCATTATTATTTACAATTGCGGTAAATAGCTTTTGAAGAATAAATACATCACACATAGAAGATTCATCTACGATAATTGCATCTTCCGTGATTACTGCCGTTCCCTCTTCTTCGCTATCGTATACCCCTGCTTTTCGATGGATGGTCGATGCCTGTCTACCTGTATAGTTACTCATAACCTTACTAGCTTTACCTGTAGGGGCTAGTAGTGCAGTAGTGTAGTTCTTTTTGCTTATCAACTCTAACAGTATGCGTTGAAGCCACGATTTTCCCATTCCCCCTCCGCCAACTAGCATAAGAATGTTGTTCTCATTCCAATCATGAAAGAATTGACGTTGGTTCTCTTCTAATTCTAAATTTCTCTTCTCGCAATATTCGTTCAGAAACTCATCAATCTCTTCTGTCGTAAACAATTTTGTACTCTGAGTTTTAAACTGTGTCATTCGTAATGAAACGTCTTTTTCAGCTTCGTAGACTTTTTCAGTAGTATATTTTTCGTCTAAGCTTATAATGCCTTTAGGATTGCTTCTAATCGCTTCTTCTATTGTAGCCTTGTCTATCTCCAGAAGCTCAATAGCACCGTTCAGAAGACCTCTAAAGCCTATCCACGAGTGTCCATTCGAGTTCTCTTGACTAATAATATATGTAAGACAAGAATTTATGCGATTCGGAGATTTCATATCGTATCCCATTGCTTTTGCAATAGCATCTGCAGTCCTAAATCCAATACCTTTTACTTTCGTTAGCATATATGGGTTCTCTTCGATTTTCTCCATTACAATCTGTGGGTTCTTAAATTCTTTTAATAGTTTTGAAATCATATTGAATTTAATACCATGATTATTTAGGAATACAAGTAGCTCTCCCATATCTAAGTTGTTTAAAACTTTTTCTCTCATTTTCTCATATGTTTTATCTCCGATACCTTTGATATTAGTATGGTCAAATGTATCTTCTTGAATCATCTTAATAATGTCTTGTCCTTCATATGCATTGAATATGCTTTCTACTTGATTAGCAGTTAAAATCATTTCAAAGAATTTTCTCTGCTCTAATATAGTAGTAGGTTTCTCTTGTCTGATGCTTTCTAAGATGTATGACCCTGCATATTTAGATCCTGTATCTTCATTCAGTATTGCTATGTATTCTTCATTGTGACTAAGTTTTGGTGCTACTCCTTTAATAGAGATATTGGAGTATTGATTAAGCTTAACTTTTCCTTCGTCTTGCGGATTAATATTACATCCATAAATACCAAATGAATTGTCTTCGCTATAAAAAAGTGTTCTAGTAGGTATGATTCTAACCTCTATTGCCATGCTATCTCTCCTTTTCTTTTAACTAATACTAGTATATCATTATTTGTTGCTTATGTCAACCGTTTTTATTACTATTTATATTGTATTTAAAGCCTTTTAATTAATAGATGAATAAAGCGTCATGAGATTAACTAAAAAGCCTTATACGCAATCCTCGCAACGATTAGAGGGCATTACATAGCACCTAATTGTTGGAGCAGTTTAGCTTGTATATTTCTGTCTGCTCCCTTTAATAAAGAAATAAGTTCTTCCTTAGATAGTTCGTCAAATTTTTCTATTGGCATCTTATGATTTATATCTACGATAACCAAATCATCTAGAGACTTCTTAGCCATATAATCATTTAGTGTAGTAGTTACGGATGAGTGATTCCCTTGTTGTTGCATTGACTTTAAATCGTAGTTGGTTATTAATGCCACTTCGTTGATACTAGACTTCTTCAAAGAGTGAAACGTAATGTTTCTTTCTCCAAAATCTATGTTCTCACGAATGTAATTAAGCATCTTATTTATAGTTCTATTTGTTAGTTGGAATATATTATCTCCACCAATTAACTCCTTTTGCTTCATTAGCTCATCGTACAAATCATTTGATATTTTTTTATAATCCATTTTATTACCTTTGCCTAGTGTCTTCATAAACCAAATTCCATCAATGTTAATAATGTCATTCCAAGTTAAATTTTGTATAGACTCTTTTCGGAATGCAGTTGCATACGCCACTCGTATCATCAATCCTTTTTCAAATCCTTTTCTAGTTTTTGACAGGATGTTGATTGTGTGTATTATTTCCTCATGTGTCATTGGGTCGTATGATTCTTTGTCGTGTTCATTGTATCTTTCTAATTCAAACCAAGATGCCTTTACGTCAAGTCCATAATCCTCTAACTTCACATAACATTTCTTCAATGCCGAAATTCTGTTGTTTACAGTAGTAGATTTATACTTGTTACGAATGCTTACTTGATATGTTTCAATTTGAGGTTTCGTAAAAATTAGATCTTCTTCTATTAAATTCTCCAACTCTTTACCTCGCATCGTTAAGAAGAAGTCACGGATGGAATGCTCATATGATACTCTTGTATTTTTACTATTTTGCTCCGCTCGGTCTAAAAATGTCTTTATACAATTCCATACATTCTTGTCATCTCTCGTATTAAATTGGATTATCTTGTTTTCTGCTGTGCTCATAAATACCAACCTCCAATGTGTTTTACGTATCTTATATGGTAATTATAGCATACCTGCATTTATTTGTCAAATTAAATTATACGATATTTTTCCTTCTATTATATGATACATTTTAATTCACTTTCGTAACACCGTCTGTTGACAAAGGCAAAAACCTCTGATATACTAAGAATAATAATTAAGCAGGTTATTTAAACCTACTAGGAGTTGAGATGTTGAAAGAGCACTTTGAAAGCATAAAGCACTTATATGGAGATACTAGTATCCAGATGCCTAATAGCATCTTTAAAAAACTATCTTCTTCTATTAAGAGTAAGAATGGCAACACTAACATACAGCAAGTTGCATTTGCATATTCTTATTTAGTGGTTATCTCATTTCTTTATAAATACGCACATTTTGTAGATGTAGAAAATTCCACTTACATACAAAATAATGATATAAAGGAATTATTAGGATATAACCGAAGCACGAAGACGATAGACAAGGTTATTAAGAAGGGCGGAATATTGGATAGTATGTGCTTGACCAATACTACAAAAGAATACCCTGTACAATTCACAAATAATAACGAAGAGAAGATTAACGGCATACCTATTAGAGAATTTGCAATGATTGATGATATCGATAAAGAAGGTGTTGTTTATAATAAGATAAAAAGCATAGTAAAGAATCGCAATTACGAAATAAAAGAACCATTGTTTATGACAGAGGAATACGAAGATAATGAATATGGAACTTTGTACAGTTATGCAAATACTCATACAATATCGATAGATGAATTTTTGATTATGACTTTCGATGATGAGATAGACAATATAGACTTTCTTATGTATGGTTATTTCAAATCGAAATGCAGAGGATTCAAAAACAATATGAGGCAGTTGTCATTGAATAAAATAACAACGGATGTCGGTATGGATAAATCTACCTTTTACAAACATTTGCAAATATTAAAAGAGAGAGAATACATAGACGTAAATCATAAAGGATGGAGAACAAATATAGAGAACATCGAGCTAAATGAATACTTTTGGAGGGGCGTAATTTGATATTCGTATCAAAACGCTCTTTTTTAAGGCTAGTTTTTAGCAGGTTGCTTAAACCAACAATTAAAGACAATATTAACATGATTAGATTTTATATATTATAATAATATAATACCATCATGTTATAATAATAGTATTGTTATTAGTTGTTGGTTTAAGCAACCTGCTAAAAAACACACTTTAGAAAGATAATAATGAAAGGAAAATGCCATATTTAGCCTATGTATATGTTACATCCTCTTGACAAAAGCACAAAATAATGGTATAATATTGTATATAGAGGAAGACATTCTTCTATATACGGTAATGAAGAGTGGTGAAATGACATTGGGAGCGGTTTCTTTAGATATATATAGGAATGAAAGAGAATACGAACGTCTTACATTATCTGACTTAAATGTTGTAAAATATTTGATCACATTCAGAAGTAAGATAGACACTACATATGGCGTTGTGAGTAATTATGAAATAAACCAAGCAGGAGACACAATGGGATTCAATCAAGAGTTAATAGTCCTATACGCATCACTAGATAATTTAATTGACAAGATTGACATAAAAGAAAAGGATAGAAAGTTTCTGGAATTAATATTTGAAGGAAATGATATTTCAGATATTATCGAATGTTTTGACTATCCTAGAAAAACAGCATATAGAACTTTAGATAGAATAGTAGATAGAATATCTGAGGCAAACAAAGAAAACTGGAGAAACACGATGATTAAAAAAGGATACATAGTGTAGCAAGGAGATGGATTTATGACAAAGGACAAAAAACAACTTAGAACAAAGCTAAGAAATAAGGAGAATGGCAATTATGAAAATTCAACTGCCGAATGGACAGAAAATCATACTTAATGATGATTTATCTATCGATGAGAAATTAAAAATTACCGAAGAGCTAGCCGAAACATGGATACCTGTATTGAGGTCTAGTTGGAAGATCTGGAATAGCGATTCAACTCGTTTTTTCTTTGACTCATTAGCCAATTACATCGTATGGCATAAAGAAGAAGAAGATGACAGAGAAGATAAAGAAGTGATGTCTAGAAATAAAACCAACAGATTATATAGAGGTAGAAAAGACATACCTTTTTCTAGTTTGAGTGAAGGCGATAAAGATTTATTAGGATTAGACGGAGGAAACGTTAATGACTAAAAAGAAGATTACAAATCTAGAGAAAAGTACAATTATAACCGAGTCTGCAAAATCGACAAAATGGTGTTATGTAAATACTAATAATGAGTTTGAATATGATGGCGATCTGTTTTACATCTATGAGACAGTAAAAGAGTATAAGGTTTATAACAAAGCAGGCGAAGTAGAAGATTTTACTAATGAGGCATATATGGATAAAGTACTTGTAGTTGTGGGCTTAAATGACATCTTATCGTTTTACAACCAAAGTTATGATTTGATTGATACTTACAATGTATTAAAAATGTTATAGAGAGGTGAGGAAATTGAATTTATCAAAGCTGATTCATGAGGTATGGAAAGATAAAAGAGTACGTGCTTTAAAGATAAGAAAAGATGAGGTTAAGATTATAGTAGAAGTGATAATCGACCATGTTAAAAAAGGGCTAATAGGATATGGAGTAGTCAAGTTACAAGGACTATTTACTTTAGAGCTACGCAAGGCAAAGGGTAGAAAAATTAGAAACCCACAAACAAAAGAAAGTATGTATAGTAAAGACTATTTCAAAATCGGAATCAAGCCATCTAAAGATGTTAAAGATTCTTTAAAAGATAAGTCTAAAGAATTAAATACATAAGCCAAAGGGAGAAAATACATGATGAGAATAACTACATATGTTGAAACAAGATTGAAAGCGTTATTTAGCAGAAAGCGAAGAGCTTATAACCCTAACGATATAAAAGGATATCTAACTGATACAAATGTTTTACTGAATAACCCAGAGGTTACAGAGTTATACGAAAATCTTTTCACACCTAGTCATGTTTTACGTGAGATTGAACATTTAGAACTAACTAGAAAGCAAGACAGAATATTGCAGTACCAAATTCGAAGATACAAAGCAATTTCAGATGAGACTGTTGAGAGGTTTATTGATGTAGAAGATTATAAATTCAATCTAAGAAAAGATTGGGATAAAGGCTACGTTGATAATATTCTAGTACAGATATGTTTAGATAAGAATCTAGCAATGATAACTAATGATAGATTACTAAGAAAGAAATGTAAATTATACGGCATTACAGTAATCAAGCTAGAAGATAGTGGCAACTTTGTAGAAAACAAAGGATTCCAAATCTTTGACATGAGTGAATCTCAATTAAAAGGATTGTATG